GATAGTTTTTTATTAAAAGTTATACTAAGTGGCGCCGGTGCGGTGGGTATGTGGTTAATTCATATAAAACACGTTCAAATATTGGGCGTGTTTATTTTATTGGTATTCGTTGACTTATTCACTAAATGGGCGGCAATAGCTTATAGAATGTTGGTTGATGAATACAACTATAAGGCAGACGAAATTGCGGTTTGGGAAAAATACCGTGCAATACCGTTGGCGTTTGATAAGGGGTTAATTTCAAGCCGATACATGCGAAAAGGTTTTGTGTTTAAAGTGGCGACATACGTCGCCGCTACACTTGCCGCCGTTTTATTCGATGAAATGAGCGGTCAAAAGCAGTTCGCGGTATCGCTGGTATGGTTATATTTGGGTTCGTGTGAATTCTTATCCATTATGGAAAACCTACGCGACGGCGGAAATATGATGCTAGGTAAATTTTTAGATTTAGTTAAAACTAAAATTGAAAACAAAGTTAAATTATAGGGGGTACCATGAGGGGTATTGATGTAAGCGAAAATAACGGTGTAGTTGATTGGGGCGCGGTTAAGGCGAACGGGTTCGATTTTGCTATTATCCGCATTGGTTATGGCCGCGGTAATTTAGATAGTGAATTCTATAACAACGTAAACGGAGCAATAAACGCCGGTTTAGCTATTGGGGTATACCATTATTCCTACGCGATGAACGAAGATAATGCGGCAGACGAAGCAGAATTTGTATTGAATACATTGAACGATGCCGGCCTAACTGTTGACAAGTTGCCTATGGGCGTATGGTTCGATATGGAAGATGCGGACGATTACAAGGCAAATCGTGGCATGCCAACGGGCCAAGAATTAACAAATATTTGTAGCGTGTTCATTAATACATTGTGGCAAGCTGGATATGTTAATACTGGTTTGTACGCTAGTTATGATTGGTTAGTAAATGTATTAGATCTTAGTCAATTAGGTGGTTGCGCTATCTGGTGCGCACAACTTAATAACCAATGCGACTATGAAGGGGTCAATTTGTGGCAGTACACATTTAGCGAAAACATCGAGGGCAAGGAATTTGATGCCGATTTAGTGCTAAATTGGCCTATTTAATAGGGGGTAATTATGGATACTATCATTCAATTATTAAGGCGATATGCGCCCGTAATCACCGTGGCAGCACTTGTGCTGCTTGTGGTGGTAGTTGGCTTATTTCGTTACAAAATGGCTTATACAAAGAAATTGCAAGAACCTGTTATCCTCAATCAAACAGTAGCGAAAAACCCGCAGAAACTGGCGGATACGTTAAAAATCACGCCAAATGAAGCAACGGAAGTAATTGCGTATAAGGAAACCGCGCAGCCGGTAGCAACGTATTATACACAGGCGCCAACGCTACATGATGCGGCAGTAGTTACGAAAAATGCTATTAAGGATAAATCTCCGAATATTCCAAAGGAAGCTACAGAAAAAAGCGATAGAACCGCGGTAGTAGAAAATACAGATGAAAACAAAGTTGACGTGTACAAAATTAATCTAAACAAAGCGCATCGCATAATGGGCGGCGTTACTGTATTAGAAACAGGAAAGGTATACGAAACTATAGGGTATCAAGCGGGCGACTTTCAAGGTTTAGCGCATTTTGACGGTAAGCAGTTTAAAGGGGCCAGCGCACTTTATACATTCGCGAAATGGTAGGTGATCCGATTATCTCCGCACCGTACGGTTTACGGCATATCATATTTAATTAAGAGGTAAACGAAAATGAAAACATTTACATTTGAAGGCAAAACGCATATGTTCGCAGAAGAAGTAGAACCAAAGAAAGACGGTTTATACACCGCAACTTTAACAGACCATAACAATGTACGTTGTGAAATGTGGTTTGTAAATGGCGAATTAAAACGTCTTGTTGAATTAGATTAGTAATAAAGGGGTACCATAAACGGTACCCCTCTTTTTTATTTGACGACAAAAATACGTCAAAAATTTCATGTAAAGCTATATAATTTTGTGGTTAGAATTTTAAATTTACGTTATGTCCAATCAATTAAAAACTACGATGTGCGATATTATGGATAAAAATTATTAAATACGCTATAATAAAGTATTGTTAAATATACGCGTAAAACCCTATTGTTTAATGCGTTTTTATATAAAACGGCATAAAAACGGCAAAAACTATTATCCAAAAATATTTGCCACTTTATCAGCGGCATTTTTTCGCATTTCGTCCGTGTAGTGAATATAATTGTTTATTACCGTATCAACGGTATCGCCCAATAGACTGGCAACGGTTTTTATATCTACATTATTTGCCAAAAGCGTACATGCGTAAGTATGCCGAAATGAATGCATAGTTTTATTTTGAACGTATTGTTTTAATACTTGATTGGCTAGTGTAGATTTATTATTTTTAAAATCAAATAACCGTTCTTTGCTAGATGCTTTTTTAAAATTAGATAATATATCTGTTAAAACTGGCGGTATTGGAATAGTGCGAACGCCGTTTGTTGATTTTGTGTTGGCGTATCCGTATTTTCCGTTAATTAGCGCCGTCCATTGCTTATTAATTGTCATTGTTTGATTTACTAAATCAATATCAGACCAGTTTATGCCTATGATTTCGCCATAACGCGCCCCGGTATAACGTGCAACAGAAAATAGCACATAATACATATAATGTTTATCTTGCATGTTTTCTAATAATGATAATTCGCTTTCAGTAAAGACTGATAGTTTTTTATTATCCTTTTTCTTTAGGGTTTTAAGCCGCATGCAAGGGTTTGTATGGATAATGGCGTATGGTGATATGGCGTAATTGAATAACAATTTTAAAACGGCGGTGCATAGATTAATTGAACTGATTGAGTAGCTTGTATTATTAAATTCGCGCGTAATATCTAGCGTTGTTATTTCTGTTATTTTCTTATTTTTTAACGCATCAACTACATTTAATGCGTTTTTGTACGCGATTAAAGTATTGGCCGTTAAATTCAACTGTTCGTTTAAATATATATTGAAAAATTGCATTAAGGTTAAATCTTTTAGACTATCATCTATTGAAAAGGTGATAGTCTTTTTTAATTCATCAATGATCGTTTGTGCGTGAATTTTAGCAGCCTTTTGCGTTTCAAAACCCTGTTTAGATTTCTGGCGCCAGCGGTTGCCGTCCTTATATGAAACGATACATTGAAACCCTTTATCTTTCTTTCTTATTGTAATGTTGCATTGCATCGTCTAATCCCTCTATTGAATATTTGGCTATGTAATGCGCGGCAATAAATAAAGCTAATACTATAATCGCTAATATATATCTATGTTCTTGCCACGGCACAAGTCCTAAAGCCAAGCCAATAATTAAATAAAAAACACTTTGATAAAAAGCTACATTAATTGCATCTTTCTTTTTCATGTTGAACCCCTTTATTTAACAATAAATGCGCAAAAGTATTCGCATCTATTTCGAGTTTAGCGCGTGTGGTGCTATCTAAGCCGCCGTATAAATCGTATTCGCCATGAAGCAATGCATGCCCTAATTCATGCGCAAGTGCTTCGCGTTGCTGGCGCCTACTTAACCGGCTATTTATAATAATAGCCTTTTTAATCTCCGGTTTAATCAGTACACCGCTAACACCTACAGGCATACGTTTATAAAATACTTTAATGTTTAACTTGCTTGCAATGTTGCGCGGTTCATTTGAGCCGTGCGACTTAATTAAATCTAAGACAAAAGAACACATATTGAACATGCTAACAATTCCCCTTGAATATTATTAATCTTCTAATACAGCTTTCAACACCTTTGATAATTTCGCTTTTTGCGAAGTAGTTAGTTTACGATCACCATAATAACAAATTAAAGTGCTATCACTTATTTGTTTTAAATCAACTTTTCGTTCAGTAGATTTAATTGCAGGCGTTCCCTCTACGCCTTCCGTAAAATAAGAGGTCGGCACATTGAAATACTCAGCTAAAATCTTAACAGTTTTTAAACTAGGCGTTGAGTTTTGAGTTTTCCAACGTGAAATAGTACTTTGTGCAATGCCTGTATCTTTTGAAACTTGATACATTGAAACGCCTGTTTTTTGCATGGCATCACTGAACCTTTGGTAAAACATGTTTAACCTCCGCAAATTATAAACGATTATTTATGATAATTTACGAAAAGTTTACTAGACTACTTGCGGAAACGCAACTATAATAAAGCCATAAGGTAGTTGCGGAAGCGCAAGCAATCTTATAAACAATCGTGTTATAGCAGGTATGAAAGGTGAAATATTTATTACTTGCTATAACGCAAGTATACCATTTTAGAAAGCGAGGTGTAAACCATAAAAACAACAGTAAAAAACATTTTCCGATTAATGGATAAAAA